AATTGCTAAACATGAATACATAAATAATTAAAAAAACCATTCGATTTCAATACAGTTGTCTTTTATGATAATTTGCCGAATTAGTTTTTGGACGATGGCTTGTTTTTCGGGAAATGCAGCATCTGTTAAATCAAGTGTAATTTCTTTTAACTGTTTAGTTGTGAAGGCGGATTGGAGTCTCTCTTCTTGGATAAGCTTTTGTTCATTTATTTTATGTTTTTCCAGATTAAGTTTTTCAATTTGTTTATCTAACAAGCTTTTTTCGATATCTCCTTCAGCGTATAAATCAATTAGTCGTTCTATTTTTGTGTTGATCTTTTTTAATTGTTTGTTATAATCAACCTTTTCTATTTCCTTTTTTTTGTTTTTTTATCAAAAGTAAATGCATGTAACTCATTGATTACTAACTCTTCTATTTTTTTTGAACTCCAATTTTTATTTTGACATCGTTCTCCGTTATATTCTGCGGGGAATCGTCTAGCACGACAAATATAATATCTGTACTTTTTCCCTCTTTCACTGCACGTATAAGTCACGTAGTTTTCGCCACATTTTCCGCAAGTAATTAGTCCCGCAAAAAGACTTTCTTTTGCCTTGTTAGCATTTCTGCCCTTATGTCTCGAGAGTAGAATTTGCACCCTTTCAAATTGCTCCTCAGATATGATAGCCTCATGTCGTCCCTTATAGCATTTTCTAGAGAAACTCACATAACCACAATATAAACGGTTGGATAAAATGTCACGATAACGACGAAAACGCCAAACTTTATAACCTAATTTTTTCAATCGATTCTGAACCTTTGTAATAGAATGAAGCTGTTCATATAGGTCGTATGCCTTTTTAATGTGTTCTTTTTCTTCATCAACAATTACAAGCTCACCATTTTTACGAATATACCCTGTTGGGTTATAATCTCCACCGTTTCCCCGGAAGCCATTTTCGGCTCGCTTAATATGCCCCATTCTTATTCGTTCTGCAATAGTTTCACGTTCCAATTGGGCAAATACAGAAAGTATTCCAATCATTGCTTTTCCGAAAGAAGTGGTCGTGTCTAGAGTTTCAGTAATAGAAACAAAATTCACTTGGTTTGCAAGGAAGTGTTCTTCAATTAGGGATAATGTGTCACGCTGGGAACGGGAAAGTCGGTCTAGTTTATAAACAACAACGGCATTGACTTTATCAAGATTCTTAAGCAAACATTTTAAACCGGGACGATTGGTGTTCGACCCACTATATCCTGGATCTATATAAATGTCATAAATCTCCCAACCTTTTGATATACAAAACGCTTCAAGACGTTCTTTTTGAGATTCTATACTATAATTTTCAACTTGTTCTTGAGTAGAGACTCGGATATACAGAGCAACTTTCATATTTGCATTCCTTTCAAAATTTTTTCGCTTCAATCGAACCGTAATTTTTTCCTATTTATTCGTCATTTGGTTAAAAATTCAGTACTACTTTTTTCAATCTGCCAATTATTTTAGTATTTTCGTCCCCTTTAACTATAATGGGTTTGTATTTAGGATTTTCACTTTGGAGTATTAAAGTTTCATCTGTTTTATATACTCTTTTTAGGACAGCTTCACCATTGAGGAAAACGGCTGCTACTTCACCATTTTCTACCGTCTCCTGCCTTCTTATAAGAAGTAGATCTCCATCGTAAATTCTAGCATTGATCATGCTATCTCCTTTCGCCCTTAAAAAGAAGTACTCCCCCCCATTTAACCAAGAGCTGGGTATATCCTCGTAATCTTCAATGTCTTCAAAGGCTAAAATACCGTTTCCGCAAGATATGCTGCCAACTATGGGTATACTAGTAAATTCTTTAACAGTTTCAATAGGGGGATACAAATTTAATGCAGTGTCCTCATAAAACACTTTAGGATCGACTTCAAGAGCTTTGGCTATGTCCATAACCCGTTCAAACAAAATTCTAATATCACCTGTTTCATATCGACGAATAGTCTTTTTGGTTAACCCTACACGTTTTCCTAGTTCCTCGGCGCTGATTTTTTTTAATTTTCTCTGTCTCTCTATGTTTCTACCAATCAATTTATAATAATTATTCATAAAAAACGCCTCCTCTGGTAACTATTATAGACGCAATGGGACACTTTTAAAACAAAAATTAAAAAAAGTAGTATTTTTATTGTTGACTATATACTTTAAAGGTGCTAGCATAAAAGTGTCCCATTAAGACACTAAAATGGAGGTGGTAAAAATGATAACTCTTTCTCCTAAGGCACTTCGAGTAAATAGTGGGAAAACCCAAGCTGAGGTAGCTAAATATCTTAAAATGTCCCTCACTCAATATAGACGAAGGGAGAACGGCAATACTCGTTGGTATGCAGAGGAAATTTTGCAACTAGCAGAATTATACAACGTAGATATAGCAGTTTTTTTTAATCATAAAGTGTCCTGACAAGACACAATGATGATTGTAGGAGGTTTTATGAAAAGCACTCATATTGAAATCACCAAAATGAATTTGGGGAATTATGAAGTTCCAGTTCCCCAAGGCTTATCAGATTTATTGAACGTAGCTGGGGTGTGGAAAATCAAGCAACAAAATTTCCCCCATACTAAAAATTATGATAGGCGAGTTGAACAAAGAAATGGACGTTTATTCTCCATTTTAATTTTGAAAAGTAACGAAAAATCGTGCGATATGGCAGCGGGTGAAAAACTTGAACTTACACAAGGTCAAAGAAGTTCACCGAACTGGTGACCTACAAGAAGTGAACAAACTTTTGGCATCAGGCAACTGGAAAATAGCACATGAAATGATTACAGAGTATGGCGAACTTGAATTCATACTTTACAAAATTCAATAAAACAATTCTGAAAGCGAGGTAATCAAATGATTAACAGTAGCGCATTAATTGAAAGCAAATCCCTACGTGAATCCGTAATCGACCGCACAGAGGTATTGGATAAGGTCAAGAAGTTATCTATGTTGCCTAATGATGTGAACACAAGTATTGAGTTAACGGCTGAGTTTTATGAAGTCGGAAGAGAAGCGATCAACTCACTAATTAAAGACAACCGCAGAGAATTAGAAAGCGACGGATTGAGAGTTTTAACTGGGAGTGAACTCATGTCCTTAAAGGACAAGAGTGCAGTTAGTAAAAATGTACCATCATTCACCATCATCCCCCGTCGAGCAGTCTTACGAATCGGTATGCTTCTGAGAGATAGTCAAGTCGCCAGATCGGTACGTGACCACTTGCTTAACGTAGAGGCAGAGCACAAGTCTAGCTATGAAGACCTTGGGTTGCTCCACTTCAAGAAAGAAGCTTATATGATCGAAATCGCGGCGAATGTTCTACGGCTCCCAGATAGCGGAAAGTTAAAACTTCTTCACGATTTCAATAAGCAGCACTGTCTTCAAGTTCCTTTGCCAGCTTACGCAGATGAACAGGTAACGGAATCTGCAACTGTACTACTTAAGAAACACAAAATTCCAATTGGGGCAGCGAAGTTTAATACTCTACTTATCCAACATGGTTTATTGGAAGAGAAGGAACGTCCATCAAGTAGAGGTAATGTAAAGCTCTTTAAATCTCTTACGGACAAAGGGTTGAAATATGGTAAGAACATTATCAGTCCGCATGGTCCAAGAGAAACAGCACCTCATTACTTCGCTAGTAAGTTTCCAGAATTGATTAAACAAGTGGGACTTTAGAGATAAGGAGAAACGTCTGATGCAAAACTTTTCCTCATGGCACGAAGAACGCAGGGCCGCATTTGAAATGGAAAACCAGATCATGCAAGACAAATTAGCCCAAGGAGTAAACGGCATAGAATGGCTAGTCATGCACGCTAAGATTACTCCTACAAAGATGAAGAGTCTGAACAATTGGATAGAACTTGTGAATGATATCGAGGACCTTGATCACGAAAGTATTATGATCGACGCTTTAATGATGAATGCTGATACATTCTATGAAAAATATGAATTAAATTGGTGGATGAGCGTCGATGAGGCAATAACTTACCTAAGTATTCTTAAACTCCGCGATTATGACTACTATTTTAAATTCTTACAGCGCTATGAACACACAAAAGAATTGAAAAAGGAGGAGGCACAATGAATCAATTAATTCCAACCCACTCGAATGAAAATGGGAACTTACTTGTAAGTGGTCGTGATCTACATGAATTTTTGGAGATCGGAACCGAATACAGAAAATGGTTCGGGCGGATGGTTGAATATGGGTTCGCGGAGAATGTGGATTTCGTAAGGGTGACCCAAAAATGTCCGACCCCGGGAGGTATGCAGGAAATCGTTGACCACCACATCAAAATTGAAATGGCAAAAGAAATCTCCATGATCCAGCGGAACGACAAAGGCAAAAAGGCAAGGCAATACTTCTTAGACCTTGAGCGAAAATGGAACAGCCCGGAAATGGTCATTAAACGAGCCCATGAATATCTTGAACAAAAAGTAGCCGCTCTAACGACAGATAAGCTGGTCCTAACCCAACAGGTAAATGAATTACAACCGAAAGCTTCCTATTATGACATGGTGCTCCAGAACAAATCTCTATTGTCCGTTTCCAAGATTGCTAAAGATTACGGAATGAGCGCAATAGCTTTCAATCAAAAGCTACATGAATTAAAAGTGCAGTATAAGCAAGGAGACATCTGGTTGCTCTATGCGAAGTACCAAGACAAAGGATATACGCAAACCGACACGTATGTAATCGATGCAGAAAATTCGAAAGTCAATACGAAATGGACCCAAAAAGGAAGACTCTTCATCTATGATTTGTTGAAGCAACAAGGAATCCTACCTGTCATTGAAAGAGAGTCTGAGGCATCATGACACCTATAGAAAAAGCAATCACTGATATGGTAGAAGCCCAGGTAGCGGAAGCCGAAAAACGTATCCTGCAACGGCTATCTGCTGCAGAAGATAAAACCTTAACATTTAACGAAGCTTGCGAGTATCTTCAAATATCCGACTATACTTTGCGTCAGTTATGCCGGGAAAAACGCATCCCACATCGGATCATCGGTTCGGAAGGCAGTCGAAAGCCAAAGTATCTGTTTAGCACGGTAAGTCTAGATAGGTGGGTTCGCGAGCAAGAAGAACGAAATTATCAAATTAAATAAAGAAGGTGAGAAAGATGGACAGGGAAACAATCAAAAAAGTAAACGAAACAATCACCAGCTTGTGTGACTATATTCAAAATTTAATAGAAAGAAACCCGGCAGATGCCATTGGTGCATTGCCGAGTCTGGTTGAAGCATTGGCGAAAATCACAGAAGTTGAGGTTTTAGATCAGGCATTAAGAAAACAACTAGAACTCTTTAGTGCCACAGGCGGCACACATAAACGACGCTAGTCTTCAAATGATTCTGTTAAAAAATGTTTTGGAGGAGAGATAGCATGAACAAGGAAATGGCAATTTTAAAAAAACCTCGCGAGCCGCGTATCCTAGCACGTAATGAGGAAGATAAAAAGGCTCGCGAAGAAATGGTATTGACAATTATGAACATGTTTGAGGCAGCAGGATATACGTACGATCAAGCCTATTTGACACTGGAAGCCGTAAATGACTCGCTTCTTTTTAGCTCTCGGTTTGTTTCAGTGAGGAATCGTCCCGAAGAGTAAAAAGACACTAAATATACGAGGTGAAAAGG